ATTTAAATTCGGGGGACCTCTCCAGCCAGAATCCTCTTCTGCAGCTCGACCATCTTCTCCAAATCATAGACCCCAGCAAAATGCACAAGAAAGCAGCCAGGAGTCCAAAGAGGTTGTCCAGGAAGTCCCTGGAGATACGCATTACACCGGGTATGATCGGTGCTTAGTTCTGTTTTGGCGAGATCCCCAGGAACCGTTTCGAGGAGCCGAATGAGAGCAGCATTCTCCCACCAAATATGGTAGGTCAAATCGGGTTGCTTGTCCATCCGTCTCCAGAAATCTCGAAGCCATGGGCTATTCCTTAGGATCATATTTCCTGAGTTGAGGTGGCCACAGGCGTCGATTGTTAATAACAGATCCTTTCCCTCAGGAAGCAACGGAACTACATGACTTTCCAAGCGGAGCTCGGAGTTTGTGATAAGGACATCGGAATCAGAGAGCCAGAACAGAGCTCCCTCAGGAGCCTTCTCTAGTTCACCCAAGACAAAGGCTATTTTGGACCAAGGAATCGGTCGTGTTCTGTCCCAATACTCCTCCCCTCCTTCCACATACTTGTATCCATGCTTCGCTGCATAGTTTCGCTTGGATTGGAGAGAAGGAGCTAAGGCTTTTTTATAATCTGCCCCGATCGCGAGTGTAAGGATCGTGATCATTCTAGTTTGCATCGTAAGAACCCTTTGGCCCCTTTGGCCCCTTTGGCCCCTTTGGCCCCTTTGGCCCTTGCGACCGCATGAAAATAAAATTGAAACCACCCACTCCCCCAACAGCAATCAGACATGGTATACACCTACACAAAAAATGCAGAGGGATTATATACCTGTCCAGAATGTGACAAGGTGACTGAAAAACAGAACACCATGCACTACCATCGGAAAACGCACGAACAGAACCTTCCGTTTGAATGCAAACTTTGTCCTCCCACAGTTCCCGTTTCGAAACGACAGTTTCTCCAGGCGCAGACGCTCGCAAACCATGTAGCGGCAAAACACTCGAGTGATATCTCTACATTGGCCTGCCCCGAATGTCCTGTGAAAAGTCTCACAAAAGCAAACAGGATTATTCATTATGTACGAAAACACTGCGAGATAAAGCAAGATACTCTTACATGCTCACCCTGTGGGAAAGTATGTAAGAGTTGTACATCGTATGCCTATCATCTGGGCACCTGTAAAGCAGGTCCCATTACGGATCCTGGGAAGCGGGCAGTCCTCGAACTGCTGAGGTGACTCTAAGGAGCCTCTTTTCGCCCCAGCGCTTCGGTAAGAACTAGTGCCTTGTATGTATGATATCCAAAGGCGGCGAAGGCGAGCAGAAGCAGCATATTATAGGCAGGTCGTTCTGTCTTTTTTCCGTAATATCCAATCCAGAGAAGAAGAGGGGCCACGAGCGAGATATGGATCAGATTCACCCAGATAAGCGGAGATCCGGATGACCAGCGCACAACAGCCTTATAGGAATGATAGAGAAGGACGATGAGTCCAAGGACGAATAGAACTGTATAGACCCATGGTGGTGTATCGGCTCGGGCGAATCCCACCCAGAATAGAAGAGGCGACACCACAAGAATATGGAACAGAACAATCAGAAAAAAATGATCCATCGGAGGTCTATTTCTTCTTTAGACTTCGTTGTAAAAGAGGTAGAAGCTGCGCTGCATGGTCCAATGCCCCTTCCACCCATGCTTGTCGGAGACTGTAGGAATCTCCACACACATGGACTGCGGGTAAGTCAGGAAAGGGTCGGGTGGCAGCCTCTCGACTTGCCTCGGCGGAACTGTACTCTCCAGGAAGCCAGTAGGCCGCTCCCTCCTTCCAATGGTGGGCTTTGACAAGCAACGGCTTCGGGATCTTGATCCCCAGAAGCTTTTCTAACTCTTGGATCATCGCTGCGCCTACAGCATCGGCCCCCTCTTTTTCTAAGAGCCGGGTCCAGTGCTCCGTATCCTGAGAGTCTGTATAGGAGAGTTGAATGACGCCTTTCTCCTCGGAGGCGGGGATCATAAAGCGAATCGGAGTCGAGGTGATTCGTTTTCCGAGACCGGCGAACCAGGGGGTTCCCGTCTCATCCAGAGGAAAGACGCCATAGAATCGGAGCAAGGGAGCCATTTGCAAGCGACGAAGCATGGGCCATTTGGCAAACTGGGGGATTCTGCCAAGGGCAGCAGGAGGAAGAGCAAGAACAACCTTGCGGGCCTGGAACTCGACAGAAGTACGACTTGTTCCTTCGGTAGGAGATCCGACGAGGCATCGGACCACGGCATCCCCGTTTGGACTATTCTGGTTCACTCCTACAAACTCGTGATGCACGAAGAAAGCAGCCCCTCTTTTCTTGAGATCTTGTTCCATGGCATCCACAAGGGCAGAAAATCCCTCTGCGATTATACTATAGGATGCAGAGTTCCCAAACTCATTGAGAAACATTGTGAGTCCTTGGTCGGCTCGCAGCAAATCTAGCTCGGCTCTGTAAGGAAACTGGTCCATATAGTCCTCTGCTGCATTCGATCCATGGACCTTTCGAAGAAGGGTTCGCAACGTATGCGTTGCCAGAATCTCTGGAGAAAGGGTGCGAATGGGTGCCAACATTGTTGGAAGAGCAGATTCGAAGATATCAGGCTCTGCATTCGAGGTGTAGGTATCTTGCCATGTGGAGTCAGAAGAGAGTTGGACTGTATGAAGTTTGTAGCGTTTGAGTAAGTCTAAGAGTAGTTTGTGTTCAGAGGAAATACGTGCTGCTCCTCCTTCCCATTGGACGGGACCTATCCCAGGAACTTCCGTGTGAAATGTGGTGGTTCGACCACCCAGTGCCTTATATTGTTCGAGAATGGCGATCTTGGCCCCTTTGTTACTGCGTAAGAGCTCGGTCGCGAGCCAAAGAGAACTCAATCCGGAGCCTATGAGAAGAACATCATATGCATCGGGCTGTTTCATTTGTTTGGAGGAGAGAAACCTTCTTATTTAGTATTCGCATTGTTGATTCGTATATTGTTGATTCGTACATTGTTGGATTTGCTCGATGTAATTTGGTTGATTACGAGTTTTGCGATTCCGTGTAGGACCAACAGACCGTACAAGGAGTAGACGATCCCCATAGAAAAGAGGATTCCCACTACGTATAGATAATCACTGTTAATGGCATTTGCAAACTCTTCAATTACTTTTGTGGTAGGCTGGGTTGGTTTATCTACCTTGGGCATTGCATGGGTGGACACATTTGGAAAGGAATGGATAGTAATACCAGCAAGGAAGTACCAAAGGACCCAGAGTACGAGGTAAGAAACAATCGGTAGTACAATATATTGAACTGTGATGGATAGGTTTGGAAGAGCCGGAATAGCCGCAAGGACAAACCAACTTAGAATGAGCAGAGATTCCACTATCATTTTGTGATCTTTATAGTTAAAGGTCACAAAATAATGATAAGTCTATAAAAGATGGATTAGGATTTATAAGTAGGAACGTGACTTTATTTTGTATAAAGTGTAGGGCCTGCTGCAGGGCCTGCTGCAGGGCCTACTTTGGCTTTGCGGGTGCGCATCGGGTTTCTAAATCTAATTTTTTTAGGTTTAAATCTTGGTCCCCCTGAGGTTCCTGCTGCAAAAGTCGTCTGCCCTGTTGCTGTCCTACGGATAAATAGGAAGTAAATACCACCAAGAGTGGCTAAACTCCATAGGATATATCCAGATATAGTGGCTACAAACTCAAGATTTTTTCGAGGAGGGTCACACTGTTTATCCTCTGACATCGGTTGTAGTAAAACGATGATGAAATAGATAAGTAGACCAAGAAATAGAAGGAACGCAAGGATACGCCCTACTTTCCATTCTCCATTTGTTACAAAAAAGCTCATACGATTCTAGTGAATCTTTCGAAAAAAAGGTGGTCTCTTATACCTTTCGTGAAGAGGACCATTCTGCATATTGGGATCCGATCCAATCACTTACCTTTTCTGTATTGTTGGAGGTAAGGGGGCCTATGACAACTTGATCGGCCACGATCAGAAAGGTTGGGATTGAGCGGATTCCGCAGTAGCCTGCCGTGTATTCATTCTGGTCAATATCGCATTTGAGCCAGTTAATACGGGGAAATCTATCCTCGAGTATAGGAATGTTCAGGGCTTTGCAAGCGCTACACCATTTTGCAGTGAAGTAGACGACTGTGAAACGAGGAGTTGCAAGGGTTGCCGGATCAGCGGGAAGTTTCCCAATGAGTTGTTCGAACTCTTCTTGCGTTTCGAGGAGTTTCATTCTAGCTGGATTGCCGGTTTGGTACAGACCGGAGAACCGCGGTGACCATTCCTCCCAGAGTGATGAATCCAAGAATTGAGAGAAAGAGAGAATCGTCGACGGAGTCTTCTTTTTTGGCGGACCCCCCCCCTTGTTGCGGCGGAGGGGTGTTCAGACCTTTCATAATCGTGGAAAGAGTAGGGGGGGCAGATGTACTAAGCATCGTATGGGCAAACTGTTGGATACCTCCGCCTGCTAGGGCTGCTCCCGTGGCCGTAATGACAAAGTTCATGGCAACAACATCCTTCGCAAGCTGCAAATAATCCTTTGCAAACTGGAAATTTTCCATCCCCGTGGTTTCAGAGATGGCTGCATTGATTCCTTCGATAATAGGTGGAAGGAATGACTGTATTTTGATTTTATCATTGATAGAAATGATAGGTTGATCAGGTGTGTCCCCCTTGATAGATTTTAAATCGGAAATTTTTGGTACAGTATTAATATTCAAAACAGAAACGTACCCTGTCCCAGATAAACTAGCAGTATACTCTCGTATAAATAAGTTTTTTGCTTCACTAGAGGTAAGGGGGGTAATACCAGGAGCAGCGACAGATACCCCATCCGATGCGACTGTAGAGCTAGTGGAAAGGACACCTTCGGATCCTCCTAACCATTTTGGCAAATTAAGTGCAAACTTGTCAAGGTTTCCTGTCTGGATTCCTGTCCACATTGTGGCAAGACCTGTACCTCCTCCTCCCAAGAGTGCAGTAAATCCTGTCCACTCTAATACTTTGCTGATTCCAGAGTTAATAGGTGTTTTTATAGCAGAAGGAAGAAGATTGAGAATGTTTGCTCCTCCGTACGCAAGTGCTGCAATAATCGCGAAAAATACAATCAGATTAATCCCACCATCTTTACTCAGCCCTCCAACATTATGTTTCATTCCCAGAAACGCAACAGGCAGGCGGAAATAGCCTTCACCACTCCTAAACTTTGGACTCGATGCAATCAAAATATCAAATACGAACCATGGATCAATATAGATTAATAGCGAAAATATATACATAAGAGTGGCTATTTGAGGAAATAAGACTGTTCCATAGATATACACATATTTTGATAGTATTAAAAATAAAATATGCATGATAATCTTTCCGAAAGCAGGGAGAAAACTCCCCGCGGCAATCAAGTTAATACCGTACATACCCGTCCAAGGAAGCGCCGAAAGTATGAACAATCCAATTGGACCAATCGGAAGTTTATACACTGCGAATGCAGCAATCGCTGCAAAGATTCCTACCCCCCCTAGAACCGTTGCTGTAGTTTCGGTACTACTCATCTCCACTAATCATACACACGACCTAAATCTTGAAGAGAAGACCCGCAAACCCATTTACCACACGCAGGACATTGTGATTTGTAGCATAAACAACAACATGTGTATTCCCTTTTGGTGGTACATAACTATCTGGATTACTAGCCTGTGTTCCAACGAAGTCTGGTACAAGATTTATCTGGAGAACCATATTATCGATTCGGCTGGCGTTCAAAGAACCTGATGGCTGCATATCCTCTGGCCGGAGGGCAAAACTGTATGTATAAATATAGGATGTCATTGGAATATTGGTATGATGATAGTATGGCTGTACGAGGCGGAAATATCCTGCATCACGCCTATCAAACCGATCGTATCCATCAATCTGTATGACGGCATCTTGCATCAAATCTGTGATATTGGCATTTTCAAATAACGATGCAGTGGAACTGAAGTTAAAAAAGTCATGATAGGAGAACATTACATCGCGTTGAACAAACCAAATGAGTTCACGCAAGGGGTGATTGAATTCCAGCCGGAAACTTGCGCTCTGAGTTCCAGACGGAATCCCCATCTTCGGTGTGTATTGAATCTGCTCGATCAAATACTCATGTGTATTCGAAACAAATCGACGTCTTTCCTCTTTGTCCAAATAGACATAGTCACCCCAGATCTTCAAGTCTGTTATACTTGTGTTAGCCGCCTGGATTGTACTCGCAGGGGGGCACTGTACAGTAAGATCTTGTGTAAAAAATATGTCCTGAAGACTTCGTATCTTCAGATTGATTCGTATCGTATGGTATTGCATCGCAACAAGGGGAAGGTAGAGCCCTGGATTTTTTGTAAACCAGAACTGCAAAGGGATGTACAACTTTGTGTTGGTACCTGTGACTTGTGATACAAACTTGGTAGGTTTAAGAGGATTGGATCCATCTGCCAATCCTACCATTCCATTGTATCCCTGTTGGAGTCCAGGAGGGGTGGAGAGTTTTGACCATATATACATCCATTCCCCGGTTTGTCGATCAATCTCCTGTTCTCCGATTTCGAGGGAAATCTCCTCAATCAGAGCCAATCCTGTTCCATTCACATAGGATACTACAGTACCTGTCGTCAGTTTGATTTGAGGCAGTGTCACCTCAATCACCATCGGTCCGAGAAGATCTCCGCGAATAGGCACTTTGCAGGTAACACGTTTTCCGAAGTCCGGATTTCCATCAAAGTACATTGCCTGAGACTCGATAGCAAAGTTCGTGTAACGACGATAGACCATTTTGAACCAGGTGATTTGGGGATTTCCCGTAAGAAATACATCCTGTTTTCCTTGTGCAACAAGTTGTAATAAACCACCGTTGCCTGGCATTCTAGTTCTTCCACTACTTATTCCTACGACGGAATGTCTAGGCCGGTGTGAAACGCTGCCCGGACATGTGGGTATTTAGACCATCCTTCAGAATCTAACCTGTAAAAAGGGAAGTATGGCAAGTGCATTTCAAACACTTGATACAAGTATAATTACGGTTCGTGAAATCTATGCAAGGACCCCAGCAAATGGGTTGATTCCATCGAACTATATTCTCGCATCGCAAGGAAATAGTCAAACACAATGGGCCTCTATCAGCACGTTGTATCCTTTTTCTAGTTTTAATGCCGTCAGGACGCCGGATGGATCGACCATTTATGCAGACATATCAAACAATATCCTAAACATCGCAACGAGTGGTGTTGGAGGCCTCTTTCAAGTCTATTCGGATCCTTCCTCCTTTACTGTCGTCTTATCCAACTCTGCACCGACCTTTGGAGTGGCTCTGCAACCGGTTCCCTCCGTGACGAAGGCGGCAGCAGATATTCTCCCAGATGGAAGCATCCTAACACTTTCTACGGGCCAAACAACTATGAAGTTTCTTGGAGTGGGTGATATTCTCCTGTCGACGGTGGCAGACTCCCGGGCTATGTTTATTTCCATTAGTAGCTTTACGAGCCAGAACTATTCGACTCTTACGGCGGAGGCCTATGCCTGGCGTCCGACTCTTTCTACGACTCTTTCCAGCATCACAGGCTACGCATCCTTTATAAGTTCTATGCCATTTATCACAAGTAACTGGAACTGGAGCTCTGTCACTGGAACTGGTCTCCCCTTGTCAACCGCCGAAACATATCCGAACTTCGTCACGGGCGATGCTTATATTCGCGGGATTGCATTCACTGCAGGCGACTACATCCAATATATTAAACAGGATTCGACGACGAAACTGTTTCTTGAAATGAATCCCTCGTATTTTCTTCCGCGCATGTTTCTTGGTACCTCCAATGATCCGAATCTGGTGAAAGAGATTTCCTCTTATATCCAGTACCAATCCCCTAGGGCGGGCACGACTATTCTACCTACCGCAACCAACACATCCTGGCTGACATCGCAGCAATCCAATGCACATACATCGAATAGCTTCACTACCCAAATTAAACTGGAGCTGGATTCTGGATTTGTTCTGAGCAATGCGGTGGCAGATGGTCCTTATGGAGGCTATTATACATTGTATCATAGAATTCCAGGAGGAATGGCGGCTCTGATTCCTGACGGCTATTGCGGGTATACGATTGGGGCTCGGGGAGGATTTAGTAATGAGATTCCGACCTACGATAACCGTCAAGGACAGACTAATACAGTTTATATGCATTTGTATAATAACTAGTCTGCTGCCGTAGGCGGCGGCAGCCCTTCCCGTTTCGCGAGCTCTACAGCCCAAAGAGCTATTACTCCATTCACGATTGCAGTTGGTCGGTAAGGCCAAGGACTCAGATATACCGCATTGGACCAATGGCCAGATCGTACCCAGGCTATATGGGAGTAGCCATGCTCCATAGAAACCTTCCAAAAGAATACCTGACCTTCAGGATTCTCTGCGAAGTTCCCCAGGATCTCAACACGTTTTCGTTGGATCGGTGTTGTAGACTCAGGAGGCCATTCATGATCCAGTTTCTCTGTCAGAAGACGATACCAGGTTTCACAGGCATCTAGGCGCCACAGAGTTGCCTGAAAGGAGAAGCCATAGGTCTCATGCTCAATCGAAAGAGGCGCCCACTGCGGTGCCGAGGG